CTATGAGTTCTATATAGATTGGTGTACCCCCCTTTTAGCTTGTCCCCCTTCGGGGGTTCGGGGGCTACACTTAAAAACCTTCATCACCCACGATAGTCTCCTTAATTGGTATGAGGATCAATGGTACGACCTCGTTGAGCAAACAATACAGCGCCTCTACGGCAACGACATCACCCTATTCAATGCTGAAGATATATACTTACTAATATGTATCTATGCCGAGAACATTTTGCAGTATTACCCCAGCGTACTACTAAAGAAAATAAAACAAACACAATATGAGAATAGAACCTAACGAAATCAGCGACTATGAATATATAAATCGCAAAATGAGAGAGCACGCACAAGAGCTCCTCAAAACCGCCAAAAAGCAAAAACGCCCCGTGCGATACCTCCCCCAAGGCATCAGCGGCGATAATGTAACTTGGTGGGCAGATCTCAAAGAATACGGAAAATTAGTAACAAAATAACTATGGAAAGCAGAATATCAGCATACACCGAAGCCCTATCGCTCGACACTTTCGTACAAATACTCACTTTCGAGCAACGGCTGCAAACCTGCCAATACCGCGCAGGTAAAACCGACAAAGTACCCGCCTTAGTCCAAGAGCTACAAGGCTGGACAGACCGAAATCATTGGCTACCTCCCGCTTTTCGTTACGATCCTAACACCTTAGAACTACAGTGGCAAGACGAAAACGACCAATGGCAACCACTAACCACACACCCGCTATACAAAGCCAAATTAACAAGATATTAACAAATAACAATTATCAATTATGACAGTAGATTTAAGTAAACTCACCGCCGACGAACTCAAAGCCGAACTACAACGCCGCGAGCAATCACAAAATGAAAACCGCGAAGCATACAAAGCCCTCGTCAATGAAGCAATTCCGCAAATCATCGGTAAACTGCAAACTTATTCAGAGCAAATGGCAGAGGTGAAATTGCATACTTTTGAAGCCCTTAAAATCTTGTTAGACACCAAAAACGAAGTCTACGAAGTAAAAGGCGACCAACAAAGCCACACCTTCACCGATACCCACGGCAACACCATCACCTACGGATTCCGAGTTATTGACAACTGGGATGACACCGTAAATGCAGGCATCGAAAAAGTCCGCGATTTTATATCATCACTCGCCAAAGACGACGACAGCGCCAAACTCGTAACCGTCATCAACCGCCTGCTCAAAAAAGACGCCAAAGGCAACCTCAAAGCCTCCCGCGTACTCGAACTCACCCGTGTAGCCAAAGAATTTGACAACCCCGCCTTCACCGATGCCGTAACCATCATCGCCCAAGCCTACCGCCCACAGCGTTCCGCCTTCTATATCGAAGCCAACACCCTCGATGAGCAAGGCAAAAAGTGTAACATACCTTTATCGCTCTCATCGGTAGACTTCCCTCCAGGCACCGATATTAAGCACCTCTTCCCAGTTCACGAAAAGTATGAAGAGCAAGCTACCGCATAACTACACTTTTAGCCGTCTCGGCAGCTAAAAGATGCTCCTCCGCCCTTAGTAAGGTCGCTGGCAATAAGAGGACGCTCTTATGAGATCCACTAAGGCGAGGAGCTATTTTTAAACAATATTTAAACACCATTTAAAAATGTATTTTATTACACCAAAAAACAGTGAAACTGGCAAAAAGTTTCAGAAGATAGCCGACAAATTAGATGTTTGCTTTGAAAATCAAAAAGCATTAGCCAAAAAATATGCTTTTACCTCGTGGAGAGGAGACCGCTGGGTAGTAGCAGGAGGAATATCATCAGTAATTTTCCCCAAAGGTGCTACTATAGACACCAAAGTATGGAAGCAAATCAAAGGGAAAGATGAGTATATGCCCCGATTGAATATAAAGCAAGGAAAAGCTATACAAGCCGACTTTGATCAAGCAATCACCGTTACAAAAGCCGAACTCAACGCCTGCATAGGTTGGGACGAAGGCTTTAGTAAAAGTATAGGATTTGACGGAACTAATGATAAATACTTTGGTTTTATCATTGATGATGATTGGACAGATATTATCATTCCTAACGATTGTACCGAAGTAACAGCAACTAAGTACCGAGAACTTTTTAAATAATAATGTATGACAACCATAATAAAACCCCACCAAATACGCATCCTGCAAACCCTTTTAAGTAAGCGTTTCAGCGACCGAGAAGCCCGCCTACACTTTGTATGCAGCTTTATAGGGCGAGAGCTCCCCAGTACCAAAAACCTAACAGAAGCCGAGTTTTTCGCTATAGCCGAGCACCTTGGTTACCATTTCGAGATGCACGCCTATTTCGATGCCCAAAACAAGCAGCACCTAAAGCTATTAGCCCTATGCCACGAACTCGGCTGGCGCGACGAAGCCAACCCCAAGTACGCCGACATCGCTCGTCTTGGCAAGTGGTTTTGTAGCAGCAAAAACCCCTTCAAAAAGAGCTTCCAACGCCTCACCCCCACCGAAGTAAGCAAAGTAAACGCTATCTTTGAAAAAATGCTAACACAGAGATATGAAAGAAGTTAGAAAATTAGCCAATGGGAAAATTAGCAAATTAATTGCCTGTGCGGCTCGCACTTGTTCTCACAAGCATAAAGAGCTCCGCACCCTTGCCCACTATTGTACCGTAGAAGTAACTGCCCTATTTTGCAAGGACTGTGGCAAGCAATTAACAAAAGAAGAGTGGAATGTATAACAATTTAAACACTATTTAAAATGAAAGAGACACCTACACACTATTACTGCAATTTGGTCGGTGGCATACAAACTAAGAACAAGTTGCAAGAAAAATTCTCCTGTTTTCTCAGAGAAATGGACGGTGAACTGTACCAAGCAAAGGAGTTAAATAAAATTAAAGAATACATCATCGAAAAAGCTAAAGAACTTAATGAAGAGTACCCCCGATGCAAACCGCTTAGCATTTCCTTTACACAATACTCAGAAAAAGATAAACATCACCTATGCGGGTTTGAGTTTGACAACTTTATTTTGATGCCCGCTTACTTAATTAAACTATAAAAACAAATGAAAATAGAACAATACCCCACTTGGCTTGTCCCCCTCGACATCGCCAAAAAACTTAAAGAAATAGGGTTTGACAAGGCTTGCGTATATTACACCAATGAACAGCTAATAGCAAGTACTAATTCTTATACCTATGATAGTTTAAAGACACACATTTACAAACGTAATGGAGCACTCATTACCGACATAGGCAATCACAACATATTCAAAAATCGTATCTCCGTACCAGTGTGGGATGATGTCTTTGAGTGGTTTAGGGAAAAAAAATTATTCTCTACAATAGATTTCTTATGCAATAGCTATATATATCATATAAAGCATACAGAAACCCCATTTTTTACAAGCGGTAATTATACTGAAACTTATGACGAAGTCCGCGAAACCCTTTTACTTAAACTAATAGCTATTTATAAAGCAGAAAACCAATGAAAATCGCCCTTACTTTATCACGAGACCAAGCCGAAGTACTTGCCCGCGCTACCTTCATAGGGCAACCCCTATTTAACAACCGTGAGCAACGTGTACTTTATAGCATAATGCGAGAAGTAACTATCAAAGCCACTCGCTTTTATATGGGTTTTGCCACACAAAAACAACGCAGGTTTTGGCTTAAGCTTTATGAAGCTGATATGTTAGAAAAGTTCTTAGGGTACATCCTTACAATGGAACACTACGGACAATACGAACGTCAAACACTGTTACAAATAACATATGAAATTAACGAACAATTAGCCTAATGGAAACAACCTATATTTTTAAATCGAAAAACACCAGTATTGAGTTTTTGTTTAAATATGATTTAGAAGGCAACCTAACTGATTTACAAAGCACGGGTGAGCCTCCCACAAAAGAACAGTGGCATTGGCTTATGCGCTACTTTCCCTATAATGAAGAGCGCATTAAGATATTAGCAAGCGACACAAATCTCCGAATAACCTTAAGCATTGAGAAAATACCTGCCTCTGTAACTTTTGAAGACTTTTGGAATAAATATGGCAAAATCGGCACTAAGTCGGTGGCCAAAAAGAAGTTCGACAAGCTCAAACCCGAAGAGGTCATCAAAGCCTTCATAGGCATAGAGAAGGAGCGCAGCAAAAAGAAACTTGACAACACCGCAATGCCCTACGCCGAGACCTACCTAAACCAAAAACGATGGGAGTAATAAGTATAAAAAAGTCCCCGCTTGCATATAAGCGGACTTTTTTATACTTTTGCACCATAATATTCTATTCTCTTAGTGGCTATGCAACTTATAAGTCAGAAACAACGCAAACAACGCCTACAGAGGCGTAATGAAAAGATACGTGAGCTTTTTGGTGAGCTTACTAACAAGTACCCCCAATGGCGTATAGATGCCGTAATTGAGGAGGTAGCAGGTAGGGTATTTTTATCCCCTCGCACTGTAGAAGCTATCCTCTCTTTTGAGGGTATTTATGCAGAAAGTTGAAAAAAGTTTTGGTAGTTTAAAATAAAGTTGTACTTTTGCAGTACAAATTGGTTGGGAGGAAACATAAGAAAACTCTTGACCCCAACTCAGGCAGGTAAGTAACTCATATTTACCTGCCTGTTTTATTTTATAGAGTCCAGTCTTCTTTAAGTATATCTTCCCTTAAGTAGGTTATATCCTTACCATTCCTAATTACAATTATCTCTTCTATCCATTCAGACCTATAAACACGGCTTTTTATAGCACTCCTTAAATCCCCCTCTATAAAATCTGCTTTTATATCCAATACAATGCGTTTAGCTTGTTCTCTTGTACCCCTCAAGGCGTTATCAATAGCACTTTTAGTAGGTTTATGAATGCGCTTGTACTCTTGCTTTATCTCTAACGTTTTATTGAATGTATCTGCACTCTTTACACCTGGTGTATCTGACTTTGCTATAAGGTCTATTTCATAGCCATACTTATTAGCTAAGTAAGAGGCTATTTCTACATTTTCGGCTTTCTCATCCTTACCGTGCAATGAACTTACCCTTATCGTACCCTTTTCAGTAGGTATGGTTTGCCACGTTTCCTCTGCTCTTTTAGCTTTAGCCTTCTCCTTTTTAAGTCGTTTTTCCACTTGCTTTTCTACTTCCTTAATGGCTTTTTCGCTCATTCCTTTGGTGTATGGTATTACGGGAAATATCTCACCCGAAAGCGCAGGGTTATTAGCAAAGGCTTCTTTTATAGGCTCCTCTTCTGTACGTACACCTTCTGTTACTGGGTCAGCAGTAGGCTCTACGTAGCAACGGCAACCCCAATCATTAGGGGGTAGGTGCGTTTTCCAAAAAGAATGCTCTACGGGTAGCGTTAGCCCGTCCCAAGCGCGGTGTGTTTCACGAGTTCGCTCATCGTGCACCGCGTGATAAGTAAGGTTAGGGTATATGCGCTTATTGGCTATATACTCCTCGTACTTTTGTGCAGAGAGTGCATTGGCTACTGTTTGGTTATACTCAACTTGCAACCAACGCCTATTGTATTCTACATTGAGTTTGTTAGCCTCTGCTTTAAACTCTTGCCACGAAAGCACCTTACCATTTTTAGTTAGAGAGGCTTCTATTTGCTGTTTAAAGCTCGTTTCTTTGAATGCAGAGAAGCGGGCAAGATTGTGCTTTAGTGAGGTTACGAGTTCGGTATTGGTTTCCTCAATAGTAGGGTTGTAGCCCTCTGTTAAGGCTTTATTTAGGTGCTTGTAGTAGTATTGCCATAGTTCTTTGCTTTGTGCCTCACTAATACTACGCTCTTCAAAAGCCTCACGTATGTACCCCTCTATGAGCCTACTCAAGTCGTTGTCTTCCTTGCTGAGCTTTATAGGCTCGTGCTTGGGGCAACAATGGGTATGATAATGTAGTTTGAGTAGGCTTAGTGCTGGGGGTTATCGTCTGGTTTAGGAGAAAGGGAAGAGGTTGGCATACTTTCTATTTCCACCCCATAAGTACGCTCTATATAGTCTTTGGTAAGGATATAGCCACGCCCTAAGAGTATCCCGTCTATAGTGATTTGCTTGTTAGGGTCTGTAGTTTTCTCTACTGCTATTTTGGCGTTATCGGGGATAGGGTAGCTAATGGCACGCATAGCGGGCAAAAGTTGGTTATTAAGGAATGCCAACATCTTCTTTTCGTCGGCATAGACAACCTCCTCCAAAGTGTTCTCGTGTACTGTGCCTTGTGCCTTGCTGCTTCCGTTTTCGGTAGTCATTGTTTGGTGAAGTACGAGTTTTGATAACTCCTTGTCTAAGGCTTCAATCTTGCGGTAAAACACTTGGAAAGCATCGGCTTTGCTGTTCTCCTTAATATCTACTTCTGTACCAATAGGAAAAACGCCATACGAAGCTGAACCCATTTCCTCTAACCACTGGGCAACTTCCTCCTTCACACTATCACTTTGCGAAGCGATTTTGGCAATACGTATAGGAATACCGAACAGCTCCTCGAACTCGTCCCACGAACCCCACGAATGGCGCTTTAGGATTGCATAAGGAGTAGCCTTTTCGAGCAACCCCGAATGCTTGTAGAATTGTGCTACTAATACTACCTCTTTCACATCTCGTAGGTCTATGCCAGTGGTAGCATCGTAGTCTTTGAGAAGTACGTGCTTTTCGGGGATTACCAAGCCCCTATCAATAAGCTCTACGGCTTTGATTTCGCCCTTGGTTACCTCTTTGAGCCATATAGGTGAATGCCCGTGATAGATGCTTTGGTGAGCGAACTCGAGCACGTCCTCAAACCATTGTTTGTCCTTGATATACTCGGTTAGAGTGTCGTCCTTAATCTCATCGATGACGATAATGTAGTCCTTATTGGTAGTTCGTAGGGTACGGTTTTCGGTGATACCAGTAAGGTGTCCATCGAGGAGTACATCTTGGTATACCTCCTCCAATGGGTAAGTACGAGGGTAGTCCACACTATAACGGGCATAACGTGCCGAGTGCCAATGGTTGAGTTCGGTACGCCATAGCCTGCGTTGGCGCTTGATGATGTCTACCATTAGATTAGTTACCTGCTGAATGTTTTGGGCTGTGTTTTTGCCCAAATGTACCTTTTTATTAAGTGCATTACCACTAAGGGTGACACTCTTTTCTATACGTTGTTTATGGAGTTGCTTTGCCATTATTGTAGTTGATTGAATAAACGGTCTATTTCCTTTTTTATATTATTAAATAAGGTTTTGGAGTCGCCTATAAATTGTCGTTTAGGCATACCTTTTAAGCCCTCGTTGTGTCTTAAGGCATACTCCTTATGGGTGTAGAAGGTAACTTGCATTTTCTCTACACGCGCCCTAAATGAATTGCGCAGCTTGTTACCTCCTGAATTGTGCCCTGTGAGGATAGCACGTCCTTGGTTACGCTTGCCAAAGGGGGTAAGGGTGCCCTTTTTGCCTACCCTATCCGAGCGGTAACGAGTAAGATCTCTCCCTCGTGTATCGGTAGTTTTGCGAGGTTGCCACTTCTGTAAGCCCTCATCATTAAACCCCTCATCTTGGAAGTTCTTTTGAATAAACTTGAGTCCCTCTGTTTTAAGGACAATGGGGACATCATTAGCCACCAAGCGGGCGAGAGCTTCGAGCTTTCGGCGGAGTTCTTGTAAGTTGTTATTAGGCATAATCACCAGTGGTTTTTATAGGTTTTTCGCCCTCCGAGCTTCATAAAAGGGGTGGGTGTATCGGGGGTGCCGTCGCCATCGGTGTCTTTTAGGCGCTTGGGCAGGGCGACTTCTATTTCGCCTTTGGCGATCTTTTCGAGCCATAGCATAGCCTCATCATAGCGGAGCTTTGCTACCTCGTTAAGGGTTTTGGTGCGCCTTATATAGATTTCGTGGATAACAATATCCTTGAGGTACTTGAGCAGTATTTTGCTACGCTCGTCTCCCTCTTTGGCAAAAATAGCCTCTGTATCGTAATACTTATAGAGGTAAGAAGCCATTAGGTCTATACTTTCGGCAATGATTTGGGTTACTATCTGCTCATCGCCTTGGGTGATAAGGTCTATTACCTCTTTAGTGGCTACGGTTTTGAGTTCGTCTTTTGTTAAATACATTTTAAATCATATTTAATTTGAGTTTCTTAGGTTCGTAAGGATAGGGTGTTTGCCTATAAATGCGAGTGGTGAAGGTAATGCGATAGCTCATAATGCCGTCATCACTTAGGCGTAGTTCCTCCTCTCGCACCTGCTGTACGGGTTTGAACTGATCGCCTTGCAGGAATTGTATCGTATCGGTGATTTTATCCAATATATCCAACTCCATAAGCCCCTCTTCAGCATCAGCAGTGCCTAAGTGTTGGTCTGTCCAGCCGTCTTTACAATAAAAGTCTATATGAAACTCACACTCGCCCTCTTGCACGTGCTGTGTCATCGTCTCGTAGGTGATAGGCATTACTTGTATGAGTGCAGCTGTCCATATTTCGGGGTAGCCGTTTTCGGGGTTATCAAACTGACCACGTTGCAGGTCGATGAGCTCAATGCCTTCAATAGTGGCAAGGGCTTTTTTTACTTTTACAAATAGTTCTTTTCTTGGAGTACTCATATAGTTCTACGTTTGTGTTTATTAATAAGGGGTCGCCCGCTTTGTAATGGGTTTTCGGAATAGCCAAAATACTGTTGGGCAAGGGTAATGGCACGCTCTAAGGTATCAGGGGCGTCATCGTTTGAAGCCGTTCCTTTTTCAAAAGAAAGCAGTTGCTTGATAAAAGCATTATAGTCCTTTTCTGAACGCTTAGGCAAAGTCTCGTCCCAGTATAATATTTTGCGAAAGAGTGCATTGGTAATACCCGCCGAAATGCGATTGTGCTTGTCGCCCTCTTGGTGCAGACCAATAGGGATATTAGGGCAAGCGTTGTCCTCGGCACTCTGCATAATAATAGGGGTATAGACGGCTTTCTGTGCCATAGTAGCATCAAAGAAGCCCATAGTATTATAGCCTTTTTTAAGGTACTTCTTTACCCATTGGGCACGTACCTCCATAGCTGAATTGAGTTCACATCTTTGGCAGAAGACTTCCAACACGTACAGCTTAATACCTTTAATGCCAATAAGTACCCCCGCTTTATAGTCGCCTGTAGCGGTGTAGGATAAGTCCCAATGGTCAAGCAAGCCGTCCCACGCCTCGTTATCTGCTATGCGTACCAAGGCAATATCTTTTGCTTTAAACAGCTTACCCTCCTCAATAGGGTTGTTGAAATCCTCCCGCTGAGAGGTATAGTAGTCATCGTTGAGCAGAATGCAGATAATATCCTCCTTAGTATCGCGTTCTTTCCACGAGGGCTCCCACTCTACATCCATATAGTTTTCGCGGGTGATATTCACCGTGGCAAGGTTCGTAACCGAGTCGTGCAGGTGTGGGCTATCTTTCCACTTGTCATAGAGGTAGTCCAATATGCCGTCTTTTACGATATAGTTGTTATTTATGATGAGCCTTCCTCGCTTGCGGTGAAAAGCCTTCACCAAGTCGCCCGTTATTTTTTTGCCGTACTTCTCTATCATATCGGGGCGTTTGGCACGGTCTAAGTCCTCTATATCGTCTAAAATAGCCAAGTCTGGGCGATACATACCAAAACGCAACCCTCTGAAAGGTTGGTTAAGCCCCAAGGCTTTGAAGTGCTTGCCGTCTGTAGTTTGAAAGTCACCATCCGACCAATCCCCATAAGAGAGTTGTAAGCCAAAGTCCTTGATAAACTTCTGATTGTTTTCAAGGTGTGCTTGTAAGTCGGATAGTAGTATTTTAGCCAAGCCCTCGTTAGCCCCTATTAGGATAGGAAAGAAGGTGAGGTTGTTCTGCTTGAGGTGACAAATATTGCCCACATTGGATTGTATAGACTTACCTGCACCCCTAAATTTCTTTCTGAATTGGCGTATAAACGGGTCCTTGTACAAACGAATATAGTCGTCAATATGAAACTTAGGAGTCTTGGCATCACCCAAAGGCAAACCACTGTCAAGCCCGAAATAGTAGTCGAAAAACTCGCCATAGTTTTCGGGTTTTAAAAGTCGCTTGATACGTGCCTCCTGCTCATCGGCTGTTTCCTTTTGGATAGCCTCGTAGGTAAGCTCCCTAATCATTTTCGACTTCGCAAAATAACGTTCTTTGGCTTCTTTGAGTTCTGTTTTAGTCATCTCCTTTCTGTAATAATTCGGTTATATACATATCAAAGTAAGGGCGTATCTCTTTAATGGTATTCATATAGGTTTCACGCTTTTTACCGCTACTTTGCCCTGCTTTCTCTAAGATAAAGTTAGAAAACCCGTCGAGGCTCTCCATCGTATATACTGCTATTTTATTATGGTCGGTAATACGGTCGAAAGCGGCAACGATTTTAGTAATATCGTCCGCCTTATAGGGCAAGGGTTCGCCCCGCTCAATAGCCTGCGCACACTTGAGCGTGAGCTTGCGAATATTGGAAGGTTTGAGTGTTTGCAGTTCTTTCTCATCGTCCCACTTGCCCTCCTCTCGCCATTTGCCAAGCGTTTTAATGCCAATACCTATCATTTCCGATATATTAGCAATGCTAAAGCCTTTGGCAAAAAGCTCCTTAGCTTGTGATTTTTTGTAATCTGCCTCAACGGCTGTTAGTCGTGCCATATCTTATTGTAGTAATTCATTTATCTTGTTATTAATCTCATCAAACTTCGCCACGTTGTTAGGAGCGAAGTTACCAGGCCCTGAAGGAGTTTGTATCACTGCCGTTTTGAGCTCATTTAAAAGCTCGTTTAAAAGGCTTTTAAAATCTACTTCCCCGCGTTGCAGATGTACCCCCGTTTTATCTATTGTAAGCTGAGTATCTTCTATCCGTAGGCTCACACTCTCAATCTCACTATAAGCAACTACATAATAGCGGTTTTCGTCTTCCCCTATTGAAGCAATCAGTACGCTGCTACCCACCTTTGGGAACAGGTAAAACCGCTCAGCATTATCGTTAATCACTGAAGCTAAGCGCACGGTATATTGTAGCTCGTCGTCCTTCACCTCACACGTGCCTTGTGCTTTGTCTACAGATAGCACCTCTACGGCTATGGTGGGGGTTTTACGTTTGCCTATCTGTCTAAGTCCCTCGGCTAATTCTCTATCTATGCTCATAATCTTGCTCCTATGGTTACTTGTCGGCGTGCTCCATTGCGCCCAAAGGTAGTTTCTACCTTCTTAATGAAGTACCGCTCATCTATCTCTTTCAGTTCTTTATCAATAATATGTGCCTGCATACCACGTGTAGCGAAAGGAACTAAAAAGCTTGTTATAGAGCCGTCAAATCCGTCGTATTTTAGCTTTTCTATTTCCGCTCTTGCCATAGCCCGTAGTTTTGCCTCATCACTCACCACAGAAGTGTGAAATGTTCTTAGTTCGCCATCAGGGTCACCCTCTTCTACAGTTTTCTTTTTGTTGTTTTTGTCGATGTAGGTATATCGTATTTTTAGCCTGCGTTCGTCTTTAGTACGATATTCCAAGTCATTCGTCACTATGTTGTAATTGAGGTCATAGTGTGCTGTTTGTCCTATATTGGTAAGTTCCGAGAGTCCTGCATATAGCTTGCCTTTGTCGTTGATAAAGATACTTAGCCTAAATTCCTCTTTGAGCTTCTCCAATACTTGTGTACCATTGGCATTGCGAATAAGCCATTGGTCTAACTGCATTTGTGGTATATTATCAGCCAAGGCAATAGGTGTATCTTTTACTACCTCCTGCAATACTTCTTTAAGTGTTGTCTTTTGCCACGACTTACTGATATTTTTACGTCTAAGTAAGTACATAGCGTCTTCACACTCTATGCTCACGGGGATACTTGGCTTGACCTTCTTTACATAACCTTCAAATTCTACTCCGCTATATACCCCTTCATAAGCAAGGGTAACACTCACCTTATCACCTATATTGATAGCCTTTTCTGTATATAGACTATCCCCTCCTTTAGCTACTTTAAAGTGGGTAGGAAGTTCAATAGTACAGGTGTCAGCTAACTCGTCTACCGATTTGGTGATTTTCACACTGTGCACCGCTCTGAAGGTGTAATCTCCTATTTTGATAATTGCTTGTAATACAAACATTAGTATAAGTTGTTAAGTTGGGTTCGTTTTTCGTCTAACTCAGCATAGAAGTCCATATCTGACACGGCTTTGATGGTGTATTTCTGTATGCCCTCCTTACCCTCCATTGCCTCGAAACTAATATCTTTTAAAACAATGTTACGAATATCAAAGAGGGTAAAGAGTTTGTTGCCTACAACTTCCAAACTTTCGTTTTTTTCAAACAAACGGTTAAGGCTTTGCACTTGTGCGGTAGGGTACAAGTCGGGGTTGTTAGTGTCTATGCAAAGCCCCTTAATGGTAATCTGCCAGTCTTCGGTAGCAATATACTCTTTTACCTTACCCCTGCGGTGTTTGCCTACGGTTGCTGTCTCTACAATGGTTTTAGTAAGGGAGAAGCTCACTAAAGGTTCGTTTGGAAAGAGAGTTTGCACGCCTGCTTTATCGGCTACTTTCAGCGTCATAAAATACTGACTACCATTGCTACGTGCCTCACTAATGTTGGAGAGGCTTGGAAGTACGTATTTCGTTTTGTTGTTTGCCCACCACGAGGGGAATGCTGGACCTACATAGTCCAAAAATGCTCGTGCAGTAAGTTCTTTGAGGTCAAATTCCATTGTGTCTCTGTTTTTATCAGTGCAAAGGTCATACATATAAAGTAGGTAGCGAAATTAGCTCCCAATGCTTGGGGTAAATTAGTACAAGGTTTGGGCAAATTCAGTACAAGGCTTGGGTGCCGATTTTTATACTTGCCAAAACCTGCCGAATTTTGCACCAGAATTAAGTGACGAACTAACACCTATTTGCTAATGAAACACCAATTTATCATCAATACCGAGAATGTAAATAGCTATGGATACCGCATCCTTACAGATGGTATTGACTATGCCCAATATATGCGCAACCCCGTTGTACTCTTTATGCACGAGCGAGACGGTTATGGCAACAAGGGTAGTGAAGTCATTGGACGTTGTACCAAACTATACAAGGAGGGGACTACTCTTATAGCAGAAGTAGAGTTTGACGAGCAGGACGAGTTTGCTAAGAAGATAGCGGGCAAAGTGGAACGTGGTTATATACGTATGGCTTCAATGTATGCTGAAATAAAAGAAGTATCTACCCAGCCACAACATATCTTAGAAGGACAAGTATATGAAACTGTCACTGCTTGTAAACTTGTGGAAATCTCTATTGTAGATATAGGAGGCAACGACAACGCTTTGAAACTATCCAAAGACGGAAAACCATTTCAACTCAAAAAAATAGTAACTAATACTAATACATCAAACAATATGGACATTAAAGTGATAGCCCTTGCCTTAGGTATGGGCGAAAACACAAAAGAGGAAGCGGTACTTAGTGCCTTACATAGCCTCAAAACTGACAAAGAAAAAGCAGAAGCCGAAGTGGTGGCTCTGAAAAAGACTATTAGCGAAACTCGCACTGCCGAAGCTACAACCTTGGTAGATAAAGCTGTTAGCTTAGGACTTATCCCAGAAGCTCTCAAAGAAAGTCAGCTAAAGCAGTTTGAAGCAGATTTTGACGGACAAAAAGCTGTACTATCTAAACTTGTAGCCGACAAAGAAGCTGAGAATACACAGCAAGGAAAGGCTAACACAGTGCGTGAGGTAGTGTTGGGGGCAGGTGCAAAACCAACAGGCACAGCCAATGAAAGCTTTGACTACTTGCAAAAGAAAAACCCTGCAAGGCTCCGAGCTATTCGAGACAAAGAACCCGAAGAGTATGCCCGCTTAGCTAAAGAGTACGCCAATGGGGTACGCCACACCGAAAAGTAATTTAATAACCCTTTAAAAACAATTTAAACAAGTATGAAATTATCACTAAAAGCATTATTTATTAATGCATTATTGGCACTTATTGCCTCAATGTTTATTGCGCCAATTGTAGGAGCTTCAGTACCCATAGTAGCAACAGCTATTGTAGCTACTTCTACTGTAGTTCAGTATGTTGCCCCCTCTATTTTCAAAGGAGTAGCTATGGCGGGGCTACAGACAGAAGTATGGATAGCAGGCATAAAAGAAAACCCTATTCCTAATAATTCTTTTGTTTTTCAGAGTGTAGACTTGTCGCAATATGTAGAGCATAATAAACTACACTTGGCAGAGGCAGGTGTGGAACCAACGGTACACGAAGACTATTTTGCTACAGCTAATAACCCTCTACCCGTTGCAAATATAGAAGATATAGCTAATGAGGTAGTACTACACACTTACTCTACTGAGCAAACTCGCCACAATGAGTTACAAGAAATAGAACTTTCTTACGACAAGCGTTCCAGTGTAATACAACGCCACCGTACATCATTGGCTAAAAATATAGGAAAGCGTGCCGCTTGGGCGTGGGCTCCTGCTCAAGATGGAGCAGGCAATAAGGTGTGTAACCTCTCCGCCAGTGACTCGGTGATTGACGCTATCATAGACCTTAAGCAGTTTATGGAGGAAAACGATATCCTTGAGGGTGTGAACATCTGCTTCACCCCAGAACACTTTGCCCGCATTCGTAAGGAGGACAAACGTTTGTACAAGGATATACTTAATGACAAAAAGATATATGACATTAAGGTATTCCAATACAGCCAAAATCCGCTATACACTTCTGCAGGTGTTAAAAAGCCTTTTGGTGCAACTAAGGATAATACTGATAAGCGCGCTACCTTTATGTGGGTAACTGATGAGGTATTCCGTTGCTTTGGTGATGTGAAGATGTACCCTACATTAAGAGACTCTGGATTACAGGGCGATACTATTTCATTCGCTCAACGTGCCTTAGTAGGGGTTATCCGTGCTAAAAAACCTAAATTCTTAGGAGCTATCTTATAGGAATATATAGTAGGGTGAGCGGACGAGTTCAATGGTATCCATACCTCACCCTACTCCTATATTAACTTTAAAACAGAATACAATGACAACAGTAGAAAAAGCAAAACAATATTTCAAGGAAAACAAAGCGACAAAAGAGCTCTTTGCTACCTCCGATGGTTTCCTCTTCTTACTAAAAAAAGATGCACAAAACCACGCACAAACCTTAGAGGATAGCACTGTAGAGGAGTTCAAACAAGAGGCTTCAGACCAGTCTGATGTGTCTGAGAAGTCCGATAGTACAGAAAACTCAGAGGAAGATATTCCTAAGTTAAACCCTAAAAATCCTAAAAAATAATGTTACCTAAAGTATTATTCAATATTGCCAAAGACGGCTTAGGCAGAACTACGGCTATACAAAAAACTACTGGGCTTATCGCAACGGGAGTTACGGTGAGTAGCAAAGTAGAGTTGGGCAAGTCGTACCAAGTTTTCTCATTAAAAGAAGCTATAGCTTTGGGAATTTCAGAAACTGAAAACGCCTTTGCCTATAAGCACGTAAAAGCGTTTTATGACCAAGCCCCAACAGGCACGCCATTGTGGCTAATGCTCGTATCGGATGCCACTACTATGACAGCAATGCTCGACAAAGATGGTGCTTTTGCCCCAACTCTCATAGCTGATGCCAAAGGGGCTATCCGCGTGCTTGGGGTAGTGAAAAAAGCAACAGGTAGCGAGACTATCACCGCAGGCTTAGACGCCGATGTGCAGACAGCCGTAGTGAAAGGGCAAGCCCTTGCCGAGCACTTTGAAAAGAAGTATATGCCTTTTAGGATAGTCGTATCGGGCAACAGTTGGAACGGCAAAGTAGCCGACCTTACTAATTTCTCCGAAAACGAACTTAACAAAGTAGCTTGTTTTATTGGGAATGATGATAAGGAGAAAGAAGCATCAGTTGGTTTATTTTTAGGAAAAATAACCAAAATACCCGTACAGCGCAAAATTCACCGTGTAAAAGACGGTAGCGTATTGCCTTTGGTAGCATACTTTACCAACGGCACCACTATCGACAGCAAAGCCGACCAGTGGGACGCGCTTGACGACAAAGGGTATATTTTCTTTCGCACCTTTGTAGGGCGTTCGGGCTACTACTTTTCGGGCGATAATACCCTTACCAAACCCACCGATGACTTTAAGAGTCTATGCAACGGCTTAGTAATGGACAAAGCAATGCTCCTAAGTTATGGGGTATTGGTAGAGGAACTCAGCGACGAGGTGCTACTATCTGAAGACGGCAGTATTCACCCCGCTATTATCAAGGGTTGGCAAACCAAACTTGAGAGTACATTGCAAAGCCAAATGGTATCGCAGGGCGAGCTTTCGGCTGTAAAGATTGATATAGATCCAAAGCAACGTGTACTACAAACAGGTAAAGTGGTGATAGGTATCAAACTGTTACCCGTAGGTTATGCTGACTTTATAGAGGTAAACATCGGTTTTACTACAACAGTCAATTAGTAGATTAGAAAATTAGCAAATTATGGCAACATTTGACAGCAAACAATATGCGTGGTGTAACCTCTCTATCGTCTTTGGCGGGCGAATTATCATAGGAGTTACAGAGTTGGAGTACACTGAAAAACGCGAGAAAGACTTTCTTTATGGACGTGGGTGCAAGCCTCACGGAATAGTAGCAGGCAACCGCAGTTATGAGGGTAAAATAAGCCTTTGGCAAAGTGAGGCAGAAGCAATGACCCGCGATGCCCCTAACAATGATATACTTAGCCTTAGCTTTGACCTTGTGGCTTCCTACGTACCTTTGGACGGCGGACAGATAGTTACCGATATTCTCAAGCACGTGGAATTTACCGAAGTGAAAAAAGGAATGAAGCAGGGCGATAAGAATATGATTATGGAGCTTCCTATTATCTTTACAGATGTAATACGCCAAGCCTAACAAATTAAATAATAACAAAATGCCTGTGCAGCTTGCACTTTAAAAACCTTTTAAAAGCAGTTTAAAATGATAACTAAAGAACAAATACAAGAATGGAAAAAGCAATACAAAGACATCTTTGTAATTAGTGTAGAAGACAAAAAGGCTTACTTGCGTACCCCCGACCGCAAAACCCTTAGCTATGCTTCAACTTTGGCGACCAAAGACCCGCTAAGGTTTAATGAGGTAATACTTGAGAACTGTTGGTTGGGTGGCGATGAGGAGATAAAGACAGATGATGCGCTCTTCTTAGCTGTAAGTAGCAAACTACCCGACCTTATACAAATCAAAGAGGCTACTTTGGAAAAGCTCTAAGTGATGCGGGGATAGACGAGGGGCGGGATTGGCTTCGTATCACTAACGCTTCCTTGCGTTACTATATGCACATTGCCAATCCCGATGCTCTCACCGATACCCAGTGGGCTATGAGAGTAAAAGAGCTTGAATGGCTTAGGCAGAAAGAGAAGGAACAATACAAGTAGTATAGGTAGTTTGTTGTAGTCTTTCACGCTCTCTTGCTTGTTCGGCTCCTTTGGAGAGCATAAGGGCAAGTATTGCTACAAGGAAAAAGAAAACCGCACTGGCAATAGCCGTGGTGGTGTATCTCCTCTTAGTAGAGGGCTCTTTCTCAGTAAAAGCCCTATAAGTAGCATAGAAGGGCACACAGAAAAGGGCAGCTCCATAGAAAAAACCCGCACCAATAATTAATAATAAGCCTATAGAGGCAAGTAGGTTAAAGAAAAATAATAATACTCTCATTGTGGCAAATATTTTAGAATATACATTAACGCTTAAAGACTTTGTAAGTGCAAAGTTACAAAAAATCGGCATAAATAACGATACAATGTTAGAAAAATTTGCCGAATTAGAAAAAGTACAGAAAAAAGTCTCTCGTGGCTTTGCCCAAATGGGTACGTCTGTACACACTTTGCAACAAAAAATAGCCCTGCTAAAAGCCGAACGAGATTTACTGCCTATAGGTAGCCTTTCGGCTATTCGTAAGTACAACAGCGAGATTAATAAGTTAGAGCACAGTGTTTCTAAATTGCAAACCCTCAACGGGAGTAAGCTAAAAACGTGGTTTTCGGAGGCTTTGAACAGTCTGCCTGGTTTGGTTACCAACCCTCTTATATTGGCGGGAGCGGGTATAGGTATGAGTATCCGAAAGGGTATGGAAGCCGACTTGCAACAAGCTAATATCACTACTTTGCTTAGGGGTGATGTAGAAAAAGCCAAAGCCTTATATACTCAACTCTCTGATTATGGGGTGAAAACACCCTACGACAAGGCTGGGCTTATTGAAGCACAGAAGACGATGATGTCCTTCGGGCTTTCCTCTGAGTTTGCTTTTGGCAAGCTCAAGAACATCGGCGATATTGCTATGGGCGATGCGCAGAAAATGCAAAGTCTATCACTTGCTTTTGCGCAGGCTACTTCGGCAGGCAAGCTGCAAGGGCAAGACTTAATGCAGATGATTAACGCGGGCTTCAACCCCTTGCAGGTGATTAGCGAACGCACGGGCGAGAGTATGGCACAGCTCAAAGAGCGAATGAGTAAAGGAGGTATTTCGGCTCAGGAACTCGCACAAGCCTTTGAATGGGCAACTGATAAACAAGGGCTTTTCTACCAAGGTGCAGAAAAAGCAGGGCAAACCCTCAGCGGTAAGTTCAACAAGATGATGGACTCTATCACCGAACTTGCTCTAAAAGTATATGAAGCCATCAGCCCTGTGCTTAGTCCCTTAGTAGACCTGGCAGCAGTTATATTTTCAAGCATAGGTGGAGGTATTGGGTGGCTTATTGAGAAGTTTCAAGAAGGGAATCCCATTATATGGGGTATTGCAGGAGCTATAGGTATATTCACCACTGCATTGATACTACACAATACCTATACGGCTATTGCTACTGCTTGGCAAAATAGGCTTACCTGGGCAGTTATTAAAACAAACCTTGCCTTTTTGGCAAATCCTATAACGTTGATAATAGCTGGTATTATAGCCCTTATTGCTATCATAGCCTATTGTATTGTAGGTGTAAGCGGTTGGGGCAAAGCGTGGGAATATACTGTGCAAGGTATGAAATACAGCTGGGAGGCTTTTGTAGAAAATTTTCAATTGCTTTGGACTGTTGCAAAAAATACTTTTATGGCAGGTATAGATGCTTGTAAGCTCGCTTGGTATAAGTTTAAAGAAGCGGTTGGTTTAGGTGATAGTACCGAGAACCAAGCAATGATTAACAAGATACAAAATGACTTGCAAGAGCGTGCCAAAACAGTAACAGAGGGATATAAGAAAGCAAATGAGGCGGGAGAAAAAGCCAAAGAAGCCTTTGGCAAAGCGTGGGACTCTTTAGAGTTCAAAAGCTTTAAGGAGGTAAAAGACGGGCTAATGGGCAAGCTGGGTATGAAAACCGAAAGCAGTCCCGCACCAGGGGTGAGTCCTATTACGGGAGAAACTACCGCCACCACGGGAGAAGGCACTAAAACCAAAGACAACATCGTATCAGGAGGTACCAGACAAACACATATCAATATACAGATAGGCAATGTAGGTACCGATACTAAGGTGTATGTATCGTCCGTACGCGAGGGAGTAGAGAACTTTGGAGAAATGGTGAAAGAGGAACTCCTTAGGGCTATCAATAGTATAAACCAAATGCAGACAGCCTAATGAAAGATATACTAATAGATGAGGGAAACGATTTGCGCCTATTGGCGGGTGATTTTGAGGTGGGGTACTCTGATAACCAGCAACAGAAGGCTATCCTTACTACCGAAAAAGGAGAATGGAAAGAACACCCCGAAGTAGGGGTAGGAATATCCCAAATGCTCGCCGATGACCTTTATACTGAAACTCTCATCGAAATAAAGAAACAGTTGGAGTATGACGGTATGCAGATTAACGATGTAGCCCTACAAGAGGGCGGCAAATTACTAATTGACGGAACCTATAACAACAATTAACATTATGCTAAACAAACAAGCCCTAAAACAAGGCATTATCACCCTGCAGCAGGATATGCTTACCAAGACAGAGGCAAATCCAGAAGAGTACGCCGAACGTTTAGCCTCCCTTATTTACGACTTTGTTCGTAGTGGCGAGGTAACAGTAGCCCCTGGTATCAGTGTAAACACAGTAGGAACGGCAGCCGCGCAAACGGGTGCTACTATAAGTGAAGGAAAAGGGAAAATAACTTAAAAAACACATCACAATGGAATGGATATTAGAAGTACTTAAAGAGCATTTCGGTTCGTTTATCGGTATGGTATTATCGGGCTTAGCAGGTTGGTTTTTCGGAAGGCCTAAGCAACAAATGGAGCTACAAACCTCCGAACTTGACAATGTAGACAAGGCTGTGAAGATATACCGAGAGATGATAGAAGACTTAGGCACCAAGTACGCCAATGCTATTGAGGAACTCAAACACGCTAACCAACGCATTAAGGACTTAGAAGCCTCTGTGGAGGAACTCCTTACCGAATTAAAGAAGTACAAACAGCTCAACGGCAAGCGGTGAGCCACCGCAGGCAAATAAATAAAATGACAATAACAGCCCAACATAACCAGTCACTATTAGATCTCGCCCTGCAACACACCGGCTCCATTGAGAGCGTGTTTGAGTTTGCCGAAGCCAACGCTATTAACATCACCGATGATGTAGTGGCGGGCAAAACATTGGCACTACCTGCAGAAGTGTTCACTAACAAAGATATATTAGCCTACTATACGGCTAAAAGCCTACAGCCCGCAACAGCCTTTTCTAAGGAAGATGAGCAAGTTTTCGAAAGGCTTGAGGGCATCAGTATATGGGCAATAAATCTTGATTTCGTCGTTAGTAGTTAGTCGTTAGCCATTAGCAAGCGACACAATCTAACGACTAATAACTAAAGACTAACGACTAAATATTATGGCACGCACTATACAAGAAATACAAACCCTTATCCTGCAAGCCAAAGCACAAGAACCTGCACTGGATAGCCTCAATAGCACCTCCAAAGTAGCTATATGGCGCTTGTGGGTCTATATTATAGCGGTGGCTATATGGAGCTTAGAGAAGCTGTTCGACCAGCATAGGGCGGATATTGACAAACGCCTTGCCGAACTCAAACCCCACACCGCTCGTTGGTACAGAAGCAAAGCCCTTGCCTTCCAATACGGCTTTGATTTGTTACCCGACAGCGATAAGTTCAACAACCAAGGACACACGGAGGAACAGATAGAGGCAAGTAAGATAGTGAAGTACTCTGCGGTAATAGAGAGTAAAAACGAAGGTCGTTTGATAGTGAAGATAGCGGGTGAACAAGGCGAGCAGTTGCAACCTATCACCGATGCCCAAAAGCAAGCCTTTGAGTCATATTTGCAGGAAATAAAAGATGCAGGCGTACGCCTATCGGTAGTAAATTATCAGCCAGATGTGCTGCACTTGCAAATGAAGATAGTATATGATCCGCTTGTATTGGACGGCAACGGACAAAGTATCCTACACGCTACCAAGCCCGTAGAAACGGCAATTAAAGACTATTTAAAACGCCTACCATTTAACGGCGAGCTCGTATTAGCGCACCTTATTGACGCGCTACAACAAGCAGAAGGAGTGAAGATACCACATTTAGTTCTCGCCCAAAGTAAGAACATCACCAGCGGAGGAGGCTATGGCGCGTTTGAAGCCATTGAAATAAGCAAGATACCCACCGCAGGTTACTTCACCATTGATAACTTTAACGATATAACCTACATTAGTAGTTAGCTTGCCCGAACACTAAGCGAACACTAACCGAAGATAAGATGACCTTAAACATTGATAAATTAGTAGTTCTTTTACTGCCAACCTTCCTGCGCAAACCGAAGCTCATAGCGTGGTTGCGTATGTTGGCTGCACCCCTGCACAAGTTGCTGTACACCTTTCAGCAAGCCCGCACAGCCGACTTGTACAACCTCGCTCATAACAGCCAAGTATGCTACCTGCGCAAGGCTCTCAATGATGAGTTCGACAGTGAGCAACGGCGTATCCGTATCGAGGACGGAAAGCAGAACGAGCGGCTCTATATATACCCACGCAGTGCCAATAAGCCTTTGTTTTTAGGGAAAGTCTTCCTCTATCAACGAGGCGACTATATCGACGGAGGTGTAGACTTTATAGTCGTGCTACCGAATGGTTTAGAATACGATAAATATAAGCTGGAAGCCTTAGTGAACTTTTACAAGTTAGCAGGAAAACGTTGGACAATAGAAACTAAATAATATGAATAAGTTACATACAGAACACAATGCAGGCTACCCTTTTGATGTCGGGTTCCTTGCCTTTATGCAAACCGCTTACAGCCTATTTAACCATTTTGGACACCTCGCTGGCAATAAGGTAATTGTTTCAGGGTGTGAGGAGGTAGGCAACACTATCACCTCAGGTACTGTCTATATAAATGGCGAGTTATTACCGTTTGAGGGTGGAGCCAAAGACGATACAGTATGGATACGGGAAGACACCACACAAGTAACCTTTCAGGACGGCTTCTCTCGCACATTAGAAACCGTGCGTACCGTTGTTTTTGGCAGGTCTGCCCCCGATAAAACCTTTAACTGGGAAGACTTTCAACGCGTTACTAACCTACAAGATTTAGGAAAAAATAAAGCTGAAAATAAAGCATTGAAAGAGTTAAAAGACGAAGTAGAAATACTCAAGAAACAGAAACAAGCTATACCCATTGGGCTCATTGCTATCTGGGGCAAACCCGCTAACCAGATACCTGAAGGCTGGCGAGAGTACACCGACCTACGTGGTAGAATGCCCGTTGGTTTAGACCCCCGTTATCGCAAAACAGAAGATGATGCACAAGACTATCAGCTTAATAGTCTACTGAATCAAGGCGGAGAACGCTCACACAAGCTTACTATTGAGGAAATGCCTTCACATAACCACCAACTGCCTTATAGAGAAACACGAGATGATGCGGGCACAGGAGGTGATAGCAACGAGTTTTCAATAGGCGATGCCCATAGACGCAACACTACCCATACTGGTGGCGACCAACCACACAATAATATGCCACCTTACCACGTGGTACATTTTATTGAGTATGTAGGCTTTCAAGTAGCCCCCTAAATAAGTAATTTTTAAAACTAAACAATATGATAACACCAAAAAAAACACTTTACAAATGGTTCTCTAATTTTATGAAACCAGCACAAGAACACTTTAGAGCTCTTATTGACAGCTTTTATCATAAAAATGAGCCAATTCCTATGAGTAGCATCGAAGGACTTAACAAAGCCATTGAGAACACCGTCTCGTCAAAGCAGCTGCTCAACCATACCAATGACACCAATGCCCACCGCAAACTATTCGACAAAAAAGTAGATAAGGAGGAGGGCAAAGGCTTGTCGGCAAATGACTTCACCAACGAGCACAAGCAGAAGTTAGAGGAGCTGCAGCCTACTGATGTATCTGGCTTGCTACCCAAAGGCGGATATGATGGCACAGGACAACAGCTGAAAGAGGCTATTGATGGCTTGCAAACCAAAATGCAACAAGTAGAAACTACCTTAAGTGTAGATGACACCGCCTTTGATACCTTGCAGGAAATCGCTACCCAAGTGAAGAACAATAAGAACTTGGAAACCTTACTGACAGGTAAAGTAAACAAAGAAGCGGGTAAAGGTCTTAGCTCTAATGACTTCACTAACAATCACAAACAGAAGTTAGAAAAAATAGGTCTCTTTGAAGAAAAAACAGGAGCATACAACCTTGGCAATGGCGATGAGGTAAAGAAGTATTACCTCACTAATAGTGACGGTGATATTAATGTTACCGCTTTGCCAATCAACTCAGCGGTAGAGATATACAATTTTTCCGACAGTGTCAAAAAAATAAAAGTAGATGGTAAATTCTTTGGCGACCTTCCTTTCGTAGGAAAAAAAGGCTCAAAAGTTCTTTTGAAAAAACTAAATGATGGTACTCTTTTCATTGAACAATTCAACAAAAAAATGTTTTTTGAGGCATTTCCGAAGTCAGAGCTGAGACACTATCGTAGAGTAGAATTTAACAAAACAGAAAATATAACAATCAATATCAACAGAAATAATGGATATGCATATTGTTATATTGCAATACCTATAGAGGGTGTAAAAAGTGAAAGTATCATTTCATTTTCATTTGATAAAGAACTCTCAACTGTAGGTTCGACCTATAGTTTAGTTTTTTATCATTCTCAATTAACATCTATAGCATTTTCTTCCTCAATTGATGGTTCAGAAGATATGTTTGGATGTGTTTTAAATACACCTCTCAGAGAAATAGGTAAAGTGGAGGTGCCTATCCCAATAGATAGTACATACAATATTAATTATGCATTATTGTGCTATGAACTTTCTGGAATGCCCGAAAACTTCGAAACAGGTGATGGAAGTGTAAACTTAGTGTTTAATAAGCCTACAGTTGTAGTTAAAAATTAAGGAAATGAGAAAACACATCATCAAATTATTTGCACTCAGTTATATAGTGCCATTTGCAGGTAAAACAAGAAGTTTCACCCGCTCTGCCAACATCATCTTACCCTTAATACTCATCGGAGGACTTATTGTTTGTGCCGAGCTTTACAGCTGGCTGTACATATTGTTGCCATTGTTGGCTGTAGCTTGTTTCTTTGGCTTTTGGTATTTTCACTTTTCACCTCTTACCAAAGCTGATATACCCTTAATGGATAGCACCCAATGCTGGCAGTACCAGCAACTCTTAGGGGATAATAGCAATACACCTACACAATACAACGCCCGTTGGGTAGTATGGGTAAACCCATTGGCTATAGCTATAGCTCTTGTTTTATTATTCACTTTAATACTATAAGCAATGAAAAAAAGTACCCGCAACATTCACTACCTTGTCGTTCACTGCTCCGCTACACCAGAGAGCAGAGAGCACACCGCCCAAGACATCGACCTTTGGCACCGCCAACGCGGCTTTAATGAGATAGGTTACAACTACATCGTCCGCCTCGACGGCACAATTGAAGAGGGCAGAGATGTAAATAAGATACCTGCTCACGTAGAAGGACACAACAAGGACAGCATCGGCATCTGCTACATTGGCGGCATCGACAAAAATACGCTGCAACCCAAAGACACCCGCACCCCTGCCCAAAAAGAAGCCTTAAAGAAACTTCTAAAAGAGTTAAAGGCTTTGTACCCACAAGCCGAAATTTTAGGGCATAGAGACTTCCCTGGAGTAGCCAAAGCCTGCCCTTGCTTCGATGCAAAAAAAGAGTATAAGAACATTTAAAAGTATTAGATATGACAAATGTTAAAGAACTAAAGAAAGATTTTGATAATCTACTTGCAAAAGTAGAACAGTTGCCACGTACAAGAGAATTATCACTTGTTATTACCAAGTTAGAAGAGGGTACAATGTGGCTCGAAAGAGAAATTAGGAAACAAGAAAAATAGGTATGAAAAAGATAATCATTGCATTATTAGCGTTCCTCGCCCTCGTAGGGTGCAGAACCAAAAAAGTAGAAACCCACACTCAAAGGCAAATAGAGAAAGAGCACTTTATCACCTATAAAGATAGCTCACAACTATTCGCCTACCAGTCCAAAGTGTCTGCCTTATCCGAACAGTCCGAACAGTCCTTTGAACTCGAACTCGAAACCCTCACCGATAGTGTAGGCAACCCTCGTGAACTTATCTACACCCGCATTCGTGACGGCGATACCGAGACCATAAGGGTAACAAACGGAAAGGTTAAGCTACGTACTACAAGCACCCATTCTAAGAGCCTACAGCAGGCTGATAGTGCCCTTTATAATAATTCATACACTCGCATTAAAACCGAAGCGCAAAAGCACGAATATACCCAACACAAGCAAGTAAGCAAAGAAGTAAACAAAAGCCCCGTAAGGCACATCCTTTGGCTATTGCTACTCGCCTTGTTAGTCTATATATGTTGGAAATACAAGCCGTTTCGGTGGAAGATTTAATAAGAATTTAAACAGCTTTTAAAACGCTTTTAAAGCACTGCTAAAATAGGAGGACAAGCAGTATAAAAAATGTCCTCCGCTTTTATTTAAAACAACTTCCTACATCATTTTAAAGACAATCCCAGTGGGACACGGAGGACAATATGTCTTCT